TTGAACAGGTTAAGACAACTCTTAGAGAATATCTAAAAGAAAACTCTAAATTTACAGATTATGACTTTGAGGGGTCTAACCTCTCAACGATTTTGAATGTTTTGGCATACAATACTTACATTACCTCATATAACGCAAACATGGTTGCGAATGAGGTATTCATTGATAGTGCAACTTTAAGAGAAAATGTAGTTTCTCTAGCAAGGAATATTGGATATTTGCCAAAATCTAGATCTTCGGCAAGAGGAGTTATAAGTTTCTTCGTAGATACAACAAATATAACACCAACACCGTCAACACTTACTCTTAAAAAAGGAATTGTTGCAACTTCCTCTGGATCTTTTGGTAATCAATCGTATGTTTTTTCAATATTAGAGGATATTACAGTTGCAGTTCTTGATAATACTGCAAATTTCGTCAATATACCAGTGTATGAGGGAACTGTATTAACTTCTAACTTTACTGTTGACGCTAGAACACCAAATCAGAAGTTTATTTTAGATAATATTGGAATTGACACTAATTTAATGACAGTATCTGTCAGACCAAATGAGCAATCTTCTAGAAGTACAAAATATTCTCTTCAAGATAGTTTATTTGATGTAAAATCAGATTCAAAAGTGTATTATCTTCAAGAATCTGATGATGAAAGATATGAACTTATTTTTGGTGATGGAATTTTTGGCAATAAATTAGAAGATAATAATTTTATTACTGCAAATTATATTGTATCTAATGGAGATTCTGCAAATGGAGTCGGAAGATTTAGATTTGCTGGAAAAATCATTTATAATCGCAATAATCAAGAGTATACAGTAACTTCTGGAATTTCTGGTGTTGTAACTGGTCTTAGTGCATCTGGTGGAGAACCCATCGAAGCTGTTGAGTCAATTAAAAAATATGCACCAAGAGTTTATGCTTCACAAAATCGTGCATTAACTGCAAATGACTATGAAACACTAATTCCATCCAAAATTTATCCAGAAACAGAGTCTATTTCTGTTTTTGGTGGTGAAGAATTAATTCCACCGCAATATGGTAAGGTTTTTATCAGTATCAAACCTAAATTTGGTGATTTTCTTCCAAATTTGATCAAAGAAAACATCAAAATGAAATTAAAGAAGTATTCTGTTGCAGGAATAGTTCCAGAAATTTTAGATTTGAAGTATTTGTATTTGGAAGTTGATAGTAAAATTTATTATAACACAAATTTAGCACCATCTGCAACTGCAGTCTCCTCAATTGTTCAAAATAATGCGACGAAGTATGCAGAGTCTGCAGAAATGAACAAATATGGGGCAAGATTTAAATATAGTAAATTCTTGAATATAATTGATAATAGTCATGAAGCTGTCATGTCTAACATAACCGGTGTTAGAATGAGAAGAGACCTAAGAGTGGTTACAAACACTTTTGCAGAGTACTCTATCGGTTTTGGTAATGAAATTCATATTAATAGTATGGATGGATACAATATAAAGACTAATGCATTTAGAGTAGCCGGTATTTCTCAACCAGTTTATCTGTCAGATTTACCTGATACGAATAGATTGACTGGTTCTATTTTCTTCTTTACTTTACCTTCTGTTGGATCACAAACTCCAACTGTAGTAAGAAGAAATGCTGGAACAATTAATTATAAAAGTGGAGTTATTACTTTAAATCCTATTAATGTTCTTGCCGCAAAAACAAAAGATAGTGTTGAAGTACTTGAGATCGAAGCAGTACCACATTCAAATGATGTCGTCGGATTACAGGATTTGTATTTGCAACTAGATATTAGTGGGAGTGATTTTGAAACTATTATAGATGAAATATCATCTGGATTAGATCCATCAGCATCTAATTACGTAGTATCCTCTAGTTATCCAAATGGTAACCTAGTTCGTTCTGGTGGTCCCGCATCCGATATAGTCAGATCTACTGGAGGGGTAAATACTGCAGCACCGACAACCACTACCACCACTACCACTACCACTACATCAACTTCATCGGGAACATCTTCCGGTGGTTCATCCTACTAAGACGATAAATTCATAAAATGTCAGAAAATAGAATTCAGTTTAGTACTATTGTTGAAAGCCAACTTCCCGCATATGTGCGAGAGGATTACCCTTTAGTATCTGAGTTTCTAAAACAATACTATATCGGACAAGAATATCAGGGTGGACCAGTTGATTTAATTCAAAATATTGATAAGTATATAAAATTAAGTAACACCACTAATCTAAATGAAGGTGTTGTCTTAGGCGAAGATATAACTTTTTATGATACCACTATTACTGTTGATTCAGGAAAATCTCCAAGAGGAACAAAGGGATTTCCTGATTCATACGGACTTTTAAAAATTGAAGATGAAGTAATTACATATACTGGAAAAACTGACTTTTCATTTACTGGATGTAGAAGAGGATTTGTTGGAATAACTTCGTACAGAAATAATATTAATGATGAAGAAGTTTTATTTGAATCTAATAGTGCAGAGGCTCATACCTCGGGCGAAAATATTCAAAATTTAAGTTGTTTATTTTTAAAAGAATTTTTACTTAAAACAAAAAATCAACTTCTCCCTGGACTAGAGAATAGAACTTTAGATTCAAATCTAAATCAAAATCTTTTTATAAAACAATCTAAAGATTTTTATATTAGTAAAGGAACTGACACCTCGTTTAAAATTTTATTCAAAGCATTATATAATAAAGATGTTTCCGTTTTAAAACCATCAGAAAATCTTTTCACACCATCCAATTCAAGTTATAGAGTATTGAATGAGTTGGTAGTAGAACCAATTGTAGGGAATCCAGAAAATTTAAAAACTGCTACATTATATCAAGATGAATATAAGTTTGACAGTACAATAAAAAAAGCATATGCACCAATAACTTCTGTAGAAAAAATTGAAGTAGGGTATGGTAAGACTTTTTATCGACTGGGATTTGATGGTGGATATAATAGAGATACTAGAGTAGATGGAACATTATATGGTCAATTTACCGTTGAACCATCAACTAAAATTATAGGAAGTGTATCTGCGGGATCCACTATTATTGATGTTGATTCTACTGTTGGATTTAGCACTTCAGGAGAATTGCATTTAACATATTCTGGCACTGCAATCGATGATCGAACTGGACAGGTACTACAAACTAGTACAGTTGGTGTCGTTTCATATACTTCAAAGTCATTAACACAATTTTTTGGTGTTACTAATTTAACTGCCACTGTTCCTGATGCTACAACCGTTGGAATTAACACTTTTGCTTATGGCAGGTCGATAGTAAATCCAGATGAAATTATTAAAGTTAGAATTTCATCAGTATTAGATAAATTAAATCTTCCAGAAAATACAACTGGTTTAAAAAAAGGAACAACTGCAAATGTTACTACTTTAGGATGTAAGGAAAATAATTTTAAAACAAACAAGTGGTTTTATAACGTTGCACCAACTTATAAAGTATCCAAAGTAGAATTAATTGATGCATCCGACTTTACTTATAAAATTACACTAAAAGTAAAAAATTATCTTAAAGTAGGTAATGCGGTAGAGATTATTCTTAATGATGACAAAAAATTATCCTCTAATGTTGTTAGTATTATTAATGAGAACAGTTTTTATGTGCGTGGGCAAGGATCTTTAAACGTAGATAGTGTTTCTAAAGTTAGAAGAAAAATACAAAAAGGATCTTCAAACACTTTTCCAAATATTAAAGAGTTTTCTACTGATGTTGATGCATTATACAAAAATAAAGACAATGAATATTTAATTGCAACACCATCACTTCCAACATATGACTCTCAACCTATTGAGGTAACTCCTAGACAATTTATATTTTCTGGAACTTTTTCTGGAACTGAGTTTAAAATATCTCCAGGAGTTGATCATGGTTTTTATACTGGGGATGCTATTCGTTATACCGCTAGGTCAATTGAACAAAGTTTTGTTAATAGTGTAGGATCAGTAGCAAAAAGAATAGTTAGAGATACAGGTTTATTTGATGATGGACTTTATTTTGTTCAAAGAGTTGATGCTTTTACATTAAAATTTGCAAAAAGTAGAACTGACATTTATAATTCTGAATTTGTTTCTGTAGATACGGAGACTACGGTTACAAACAGTTTAATTGAACCATTTGAATTTTATACAAAAACTTTAAAACCACAAAAATTACTGAAAAAAATACCATCTCCAACAAAGAGTGGTAAAGTAACAGAGACGAAACCAGGTTTCACTGGCATATTGGTAAACGGGGTAGAAATATTAAATTATAAAGCAAAAGATTTTATATCTTATGGAGCAATAGAAAGTGTAGATATTTTATCCCCAGGAAATAATGTTGATATTATTAACACACCAAACCTCTTAATTAGTGATTCTGTTGGAACAGGAGCTACTGGATATATCTCTGTGTCTGGATCACTTAGAGAAGTAAGAATAAAAGATAGTGGTTTTGATTATCTGTCAACTCCAAAAGTAAAAATTACTGGAGGAAATGGACAGGGAGCAATATGTTCAGTTGACATGAAACGTATTGATCATGCACCTGAATTTTTTGCTGATGAAGATTCTCAAAAAGTTTCAATCGGAACTACCTCTATAGAATCTAGAATTGGTTTTTCTACATTTCACAAATTTAGAAATGCAGAACAAGTAATTTATAAAACCAGAGATCAAAAAGCAGTTGCTGGAATTGTTACAAATGCATCTTATTTTGTCTCTACAATTAACAACACTACAGTTAGACTTCATAAAACACAAGCAGATGCCATTGCTGGTATCAATACAGTATTTTTGACTGATTATGGAGTAGGTAAGCACTCTCTTCAGTCTGTAAATAAAAAATTAGTAGTAAATGCAATAAACGTTGTCAATGGAGGTTCTGGGTACGAAAATAAAAAGAGAACATCTCCAGCTGCCACAGGAATCAATACAGCATCAAATACTATCATAATTAGTAATCATGGTTACTCTACTGGAGAGTTAATCAAATATTCTTGTGTTGGAACTCCCGTTTCAGGATTAACAGTTGATAGTGAATACTATATCACAACGATTGACAAAGATTCGTTTAAACTTTCCTCTGTTGGAGTAAGTTCTGATAAACAATTTTTATATAGAACAAAACAGTATATCAACCTTGAATCCACTGGTGTAGGAACTCATGTGTTCAACTATCCAGACATATCATTTACTCTTGCCGGAGAAGTTGGTATTTCATCTATCGGACTGGAAACATTCAAAGCTGAAGTAGAACCTATTTTTAGAGGTTCTGTTACATCGGTTAATATTGAAAATGGTGGCATTGGATATGGATCTTCGGAGATTTTAAACTATGATAGACAACCAAAAATTACCATCGATAAAGGTAAAAATGCTCAAGTAAAACCAATCATTAATGATGGTAAAATTATTAATGTAATTGTTTTAAATTCTGGCTCAAACTATACATCAACTCCAGACATATTACTTAATGGAGATGGTATTGGTGCCGTTCTAGTTCCTATTATGGAAAACGGATCACTTACTGAAGTAAAAGTAATTGAGTCTGGTGTAGGATATCTTGATGAGTCTACAGTCATTACAATCTTAGATCCAGGCGAAAATGATGATGCTCCTGTTTTTAATTCTAAGTTAAAAACTTGGAATGTTAACCTTTTTGAGAAGAATTCAACATATTTTGCTAAAGATGACGGAGTAATTGTATCAGGAACTAACGAACTTCAATATTCTCATTTATATGCACCTAGAGTCTTTAGACAAAGCAATTTTGCTATAGATCAAGTTGGTAATATTCAATACGGTGAAAGTGATCTTCGCAGAGTTAATAGTATAGAGGTAAATTCTCTAAAACACTCTCCTATTTTAGGATTTGCGTATGATGGGAATCCAATTTATGGACCATATGGATATTCTTCAAAAACTGGTGGCACTGTTGCTAGTATGAAGTCTGGATATTCTTTAGATATTAAATCTAATAGACCTCCAACATCTATTTTCCCTGAAGGTTTCTTTATTGAAGACTACACTCATAATCATGTAAATGATGAGAGTGTTCTTGATGAAAATAATGGAAGATTTTGCATTACTCCAGATTATCCAAATGGTGTTTATGCATACTTCATGACAATTAATGATTCATTTGCAGAATTGTCAGGAACATTTGAAAAATATAAAAAACCAGTTTTTCCATATATTATCGGACATAATTATTATTCAGATCCAGACGAATTTAATTTTACTGGTTCATCCACTCAGGATTCTTTTGAATTTAGAGGCAGTGATCTCCGTAGAAATACAGAACCATTAAATCTTATTGAAGAGGATTCTGAATATCCATATATTTACATTCCCAACAAGTTAAATCAAACTATTAATATTAGTGCAACTACTCCAGGTACGATCACCGGAGTGGGTATCGTTACTTCTGGGGATAATTATAAAGTTGGAGAAAAATTAGTTTTTAATAATGATGGAACTGGTGGTGATAGTGCGTATGCTAAAATTAGCAAAGTCAAAGGTAAACCAGTCAATCGTATAAGTGTTGCCACCAGTTCTATCGAAAATGTGGAAATTTATCCAGGTAAAAAACTTGGAGAATATGAAATCTATTGCGATAATCCACATCAATTTAGTAATAGTGATGTAGTATCCATTTCTGGCATATCTACAACAGGAACTGGAATTGATGGATCGTACCTGGCAGGTATTTCTACAAATACATTTACGATAGCTGGTGTTGGAACAACAGCAGTTGCCATAGGAACTGATGGAATTACTGGATTGGTAACTTTCTTCAACCTTATAGGTGATCTCTCTTTTTCTAATATTAGAGAAAATGATATTTTACTGGCAGGAACTGAAAGGGTAAAAGTTCTCAATGTAGATAAACTGACTTCAAGAATAAGAGTTTTAAGAGCAGTTGATGGAACTGTCTCAACTGCACATACTATTGGAAAATTCATACGTGAAGTTCCTAGAAAGTTAAAAATTAATGTTGGATATAAAACAGATTATTCTTTCAGAATTAATGAACAAGTATACTTTAATCCAGTAGAAACTGTTGGATTAGGAACTACATCTGGAATAGGTATAGGAATAACATTATCTTTCTCAAATCCAGGTGCAGGAATAACTCAAAAGTTCATCCCAACAAAATCTCTTTACTTTAGAAATCATAACTTTAGAACAGGAGATCTGGTAACTTATTCTCCTGGAAGTGGTGGAACTGGTCTGTATGTTGAAAATGAAAGTAATGTTGGTGTTGGAACAACTTTAATTGAAGGGCAACAATTATTCATTGCTAAAATATCTGATGATTTGATTGGTATCGCAACTGTAAGAGTTGGATTAGGAACTACTGGAACCTTTAAAGGAATAGCAAGTGGGGTTCAAAATTCATCCACGTTATTCATAAAGGGTGTTGGAGTCGGAGATACTCATAGTTTTACCACTAATCATAATGCAATTACAGGAACACTGAATAGAAACACTGTTACCGTATCTCTTAGCACTGCTCATGGTCTTCACTCTGAACATAGAGTTGATGTATTTGTAAATCCAGAAAACTCTAAAACGGTAACTTTTAAATATGATGATTATAATAGAAGGATCTTGATCAATCCTTTAGATTTTACAAACACTGGAGTTGATACTTCTAATGGTAATATCACATTAACCGATCATGGATTCCTGGGTGGAGAGAAAGTAATCTACACTGCTACAGATGTATCTGAAGGTCTTACTAATGAATCAATTTATTATGTAACTAGAATTGATAGCAACATCATCAGATTGTCTGAATCTTATCACAATACCACATTGGATGATCCAATTACTGTTGGTATTGCAAGCACAGGAACTAGTGGTGGAACTATTAGTCCTATTAATCCACCAATAACTCTGTATAAAAATTCAATAACAACTTTTGATCTTTCAGATTCCTCTCTTGGATATTCTAAATTTGGAACAGATTATGCTGCATTTAATTTAAATTTATATACGGATAAAAACTTTACTCAGATTTGGAATACATCGTCAACAACCAAAACTTTTGAATATTCAAAATCTGGAAAAGTTGGGACATCCGGTGGAAAAACTACATTGATAGTTAATGATGATATCCCAGAAAACTTGTATTACAGACTTGATCCAGTATATGATAGTGAACTTCCAGAGACAAAATCTCAAATCTTTATTGACGATGAAGTTATTTCTGCAAATGAAATAACAATAAAACAAAGTAAGTATAGTGGAAATTATCCAATTACTGTTGGAACTAACACTTCGTTTACTTACACCTTAGCAGAAAAACCAGAAGCAGTTTCATATGCATCAACAACTAATTCTATAATCAAATATGAAACTGATTGTACCCATACAAGTGGACCTGTTGCTAAGATACAAATACTAAATCCCGGTAAAAATTATTACTCACTACCAGGAATAACAACAGTTGATGAGACATCTGGATCTGGAGCAGTATTTGAAGCAACTAGTTCTACTATTGGAAAACTTAAATCGGCAAGATTGAATGATATTGGATTTAATTTACCAGCAGATACTACACTAAAACCAAGTGTTCTTTTTCCACAGACAGTTAAAATCAATGCACTTAACTCTTTTGTATCAGTTGGACTAGGTTCTTTTGGAAGAGGATTTAATCTACCTCCTAAGTTAATTGTTATTGATGGATCTACTAAAAAACTTATTGATGATGCAATTCTTAAAATTGTTCCAGGAAGTGAGACTGTTGAAATTCTTCAAAATACAAATAGACTTACAAATGTTACACCAACAATTATTCCAACTCTTACTGACTCTGGAGTGGGAATTAGCACTATTGTATTTGATGCTACAACTAAAGAGGCAACAGCAACTTTATCCGTTGGATTTAGCACAGTAAATATTTTCCCATTTGCCATTGGGGATAAAATTTTAGTAGAAAATGTTAGTGTTGGTGTTGGATCTACTGGAACAGGATATAATTCTTCTAATTATGACTACAGATTATTTGATGTAACAGGAGTTACAACTAACCTTGGGGGAATCGGATCGGTTACTTTCAGTATGAATGGATTCTATGATGATGGGGAACTACCTGGTCAATATGACACAGTAAATTCTGCTGGAAGAATAACTGCACAGAAAGACTTCCCTGTCTTTGATGTTATTCTAGAACCTAGTTCTTATTTTATTGGAGAAGAAGTTAAATCAAATTCAGCAACTGGAATTGTTGAAGATTGGAATCCTAGATTAGGAATTTTGAGAATTTCTTCAAATGATAATTTTATCATTGATGAGGAAATAGTTGGACAATCTTCCAAATCCGTTGGGATTGCAACATCAACTAAATCATTTGAGTCTTACGTTGATTTCAATTCATTTTCCAAAGTAGTAAAAGGATCTCAAACTAAGTCGGGATTCCTTAATTTTGATTTACAAAGAGTTCAAGATAATTTTTATTATCAAAAATTCTCATATTCTTTGAAGTCCGAAATTCCATATGATACTTGGAATGATTCTGTTTCAACACTCAATCATACTTTAGGTTATAAAAAGTTTGCAGATTACCAATTAGAATCTACTACTGACGGTAATGAGATGACAGTTGGAGTAGCATCTGACGGTTTATCAGTAGTTAATGATATTAATTCTTTTGGAAGTCTTCATTGTGTTCATGATTTTGATCTAGCAACTGAGAATAGCATTGGTTCTCCGTTTTTCTCTGATGAAATTGTATTCAAAAACAGAATTCTTTCTGATTACTTTGAATCTATTGGAAACAGAGTCTTGTCTATAGATGATTTCAGTGGACAATTTAACAGTGAACCAAGAGCAAATGCTTTCAGTATTGTAGAAACATTCGATCTTACTTCTATCAAGGCACAGAAGTATATTACATATGTACGTGATAGAAGATTCACCGCACAAAGACAACTCATGATTGTTGATTTAGTGCATGATGGATCTTCTGGATACTTAAATCAATATGGTAGAGTGGAATCTCATTATGATCAAGGATCCTTTGACTTTAGTATTTCTGGAACAGAAGGACAACTTTTATTCTATCCAACTAAATTCACAGTCAATGATTATGATATATCCACGATATCTTATAATTTAGCAGGTATTGCCACTGGAATTGGAACTAATACATTTGGAAATGTTGGTAAAATTGAAACTAAGAGCACTGCTATTACTTCTGGATCTGATGCTACTATTGTTTCAATTGCAAATACATATACATCTTTGAAAGCAATTGTAAATATTACTCCAGATAATACTAGGACTGATCTCTATGAGTTAGTTGAACTAAACGTTATTAACGATGGTAGCAATATCGACTTGTTAGAATTTGGTAGATTAACTGCTGATGGTGTCACTGCTGCTGCTTCTCCAGGATTTGGAACATATTCTGCAGCAGATGATGGAACTAATCTTGAGATTACTTTCCATCCAGGATCTTCCGTTGCTGCAAATGGTGCTATTAATGCAATGTATGTTGGACTTGCCACTCATACATCAACAGGTGTATCCACAACATTCATGTCTAAGGCAACACTAGATGTAAAAACAACTAGTATTGCATCCTCTGGATCACCTGGATTTACGACTATTTCGGAATATGAGAATATAGATGACGGTGCATACTTTATTGTTCAAGTAACAGATACTACTAATAATAGAATTCAGTCATCTGAAGTTGTTGTAGTGGATAGTTTTGTAGATACATCAAATGCATATGATGTTTATCTCACTGAATATGCAAATTTAGAAAGTTCTGTTGGTCTTGGAACTATAGGTGCTCTTGTTGATACCAGTGGAAAAGTATCATTAACATTTACACCTCTTCCCAGCATTAACATCGTAACTACGGTATTTAAAAATACTCTTAGACTTGATGCTGGAAGTGATAGTTATCCAGGAGAGATTGATTTTACAAATGGATCATTAGTTACTGAACTTGGAAGTTACACGGGAACTGAAAATGATATTAAGAGATCCTTTGGATTAACACATGAAACTGATGCAATTTTTGAAAGATATTTTGTAGGAAATGATCCTACTATTGTAGATGTTTCTACAAATACGATTAGGATTCCAAATCACTTCTATGTGTCTGGTGAAGAAATTAAATACGATCACGTTGGAACTGCAAGCTCTGCTATCGGAATTGCAACTGATACTTTTGTCGGTGCTTCTAATACAACATTCCTACCAAAAGACAACTTGTTTGCAGTAAAAATTGACGATAACTTAATTAAAATTGCAACTAGTGCAGAAAATGCATTGAAGAGCACTCCAGTAGTTGTAGATCTAGAAAGTGTTGGCATAGGAACTTCTCATAGATTTGTTGCAACAAATCAAAATGCAAAAGTTATTGTTGCTATAGACAATGTAATTCAATCCCCAATTGTCTCAACAGCAGTGACAACTGGTATATCCACCAACTTCTCAGCAACTTCTGATACTATTGAATTTAGTGGTATAACCTCATTCTTCGGTGCGGATCTAATTAAAATTGGTGATGAAATAATGAAGATTGAGGGTATAGGTATTGGTAAGACTAATGCCATAAGAGTTCGTAGAGCATGGATGGGAACATTTGCTGGCATAGGAGCTACTGGAGATCTGGTGACTAAAATTACCGGTAATTATAACATTGTTAATAATGATCTTAACTTTGTAGAGGCACCTTTTGGTAACACTCCTATTGGATCTGTTACTAATTCACCGGATGAAAGAGATTGGAGTGGAATTACCTCATCATCTACTTTCCAAGGAAGATCTTTCATGAGATCTGGCATAGAAAATGAATCTAATTCATCCTATTCTAAAAATTATATTTTTGATAATGTATCTAATGATTTTACTGGAACTAATAATGAATTTAGATTAAAGCAAAATGGAAGTGATATAACCGGTATCACTGAAGAAAATGCAGTCATTTTGATTAATGATATCTTCCAAATTCCTGGAACTCAACAAAATTATACTTTGAATGAATCATCTGGTATTTCTTCTGTTACTTTTGATGGAAGTCTCCCACAGACTCCTCTGGGATCAGATGTTGGAATTTCTAGTTTCCCTAAAGGTGGTGTCATAATTTCCGTTGGATCCACTGAAGGGTTGGGATATCAACCTCTTGTATCTGCAGGAGGAACAGCTATCGTCTCTGGTTTAGGAACAATTTCCTCTATCAGCATTGGAAACAGTGGATCTGGATATAGATCGGGTATTCAAACAGTTGTAAATGTTGGTGTTGGTACGTCTAGTCTAAGAACCGGAAATATTGAGTTTATTGGAACTGCTGCGATCAGTAATGGTCATATTGTGAGTGTTGCAATTACAAACCCAGGATCTGGATATACTGCAACTAATCAACCATTTGTTGTATTTGATGATCCTGTTTCCTATTCAAATATGAGTCTTCACTACAGTTCTTCTTCTGTTTCTGGAGTTGGATCTGAAGCAGTGGTTGATGTTGTCGTTGGACAAGGTTCTAGTGTTATTGATTTTGAAGTAATAAATTCTGGTTATGGTTATGGAAATGGTGAAATATTAACGGTAGCAATAGGAGGTTCAACTGGAATTCCAACAACATCATCTTATTCTGGAAATGAATTCCAATTGACAATAGATGAAGTAATTAGTGATAAATTCTCTGGATGGTCTTTAGGAACTTTACAAATTCTTGATAGTATTGATGAATTCATTGATGGATTTACTAGAGAATTTCCATTAAAAGTTGGAGGACAAATAACATCTATCGTATCTTCACCTGGATCAAAAATTAACGTTCAAGATGTTCTTCTTGTATTTGTAAATGATATATTACAAGTTCCCGGTGTTGGATATGCATTCAACGGCGGAAGTATTATAACATTCAGTGAAGCACCAAAAGTAAACGATGTGGTTAAAATTGTTTTCTATAAAGGAAATGGTGACTCTGATGTTACTTTTAGAAATGTTATTGAAACGGTCAAAAAAGGAGACACACTTCAGTTAAAACACACGTCAGACTCTCAAGAATCTTATCTTACAGAGGATGAGAGAAGTGTATTATCAATATTGTCCACAGGAAACGTTGAAACCAATGCATATCATGGACCTGGTAAAACAGAGGACGTTACTTTAGAAAGACCAGTAACTTGGTGTAGACAAACTGAAGATAAAATTATTAACAAAATTCCAACAGGAAAAGATAGAGAGTTGTATGAACCAGTAATTAATCCAAGTGCGTATATTACCAAATCTGTTGGTATTGGTTCTACTACAATTTACGTTGATAATTTAAGACCAATATTTGATTCTAGAAATGAATCAACTACACTGACATTCCAAAAGAAAATTAAATTTATTAAACAGGAACAAAAAATTGGAGCAGCAGCAACAGCAGTTGTATCTGGACTTGGAACAATTTCCTCTGTTGTTATTTCTAATGGTGGTGTTGGATATTCTACAGCAACCGTAAGTTTTGGATATACCTCTTCTTCAAGAGCGTTCGGATCCGTAACTATTAGTGCTGGTGGGACTGTGACAGGAGTTGCAATTACAAGTGCAGGAGTTGGTTATACAAATACAAATCCTCCAACTGTGTTAATTTCTCCTCCAGCATATAATGAAGAAGAAGTAACCGTTGGTAATTATTATGGAGACAATGGTGTTATTGTTGGATTTGGATCTACCTCTGTTGGTATTGGTACTACACAATTAATTTTCGACATTCACATTCCATATGACTCTTTCCTTAGGAATTCTAATATTACAGGAACAGCAGTCACTGCTACTGGTATTCAAGCAAATGACTACTTTGTTATTAAAAAATCAAACGTTGGACTTGGTTCAACCTCAATAACATCTTTTGATTCCTCTGGAAGTGTGGTTGGTGTTGGAACCTCTTTCGCAGATAATGTTTATCAAGTTGCTTCTGTTGAAGGATTGACTACCAGTGTTTCTGGAATTTCCACACACGTTAAGAGATTATTTGTTAATGTTGATGGATTTGCATCTGGATTCTCTGGAATAACCACTTCTGATTTTATGGGTCAGTTTAGTTGGGGTAAAATTGAAGTTGTTGGTAGATCGAAAGCAACCGCATATAATGCATATACTGAATCAGGAATAGGACTTACTGAGGGATCTGGTATTACTACTTCTGCCATGGTTGTAAGATCGAACTTCTTGAAGTTTACAAATTATGTTCTGTAATTTGTTGATAAATAAAGAAAAAACTGCGTCAAATGGCTGCCATTATAACGGATCAGATTAGGATATTAAATGCTAAAAATTTTGTTGCTGGAGTAAACAATTCCAGCAACTCATATTATTCTTTTGTTGGTTTGACAAATCCAGCTGACTATCAATCAGATTGGGACTCTGATCCACCTGCACCTAAAGATAATTTTGATCAAGAGAACGACTATTGGAACACAATGGTTGCTTTGAAAAAAATTACTTCATCAGATGTAAAACAAGTGGTTCCTAAGAGAACATGGTCGTCTGGTACAACTTATGATATGTACCGACATGATTATAGCAGAACGAATACTGCTGCCGTATCTGGATCAACCTCTTTATATCTGGCAACCTATTTTGTAATGAATAGTGATTTTAGAGTGTATATTTGTCTTCAAAATGGAACTACACCAGATAATCCAACAGGACAACCATCTCTTGATGAACCTACGTTTACTGATTTAGAACCTAGATCAGCAGGAACCAGTGGTGATGGATATATTTGGAAATATCTGTATACGATTAGTCCTAGTGATGTAGCAAAGTTTGAATCAACACAATATATGCCAGTTCCTGCGGATTGGAGTACATCTACAGATAATGCTGCTGTTAGAGATAATGCTGTAGATGGATCGATTAAAATTGTCACTGTTACTAACAAAGGAATTGGTTTAGGAACTGCAAATAGTGTATATACAGAAGTCCCTATCAAAGGGGATGGGACTGGTGCAGAATGTACAATTGTCATTGATGGAAATCAACAAGTAGGTTCAATAACAATTTCTAATCAAGGTTCTGGATATACTTTTGGAAATGTTGATTTAGTTGCTGGAGGAGTTCCTACTGGCACCACAAGACCAACTTTTGATGTAATTATTTCTCCTCAAGGAGGTCATGGTGCTGACATCTATAGAGAACTTGGAGCATATAATGTTTTAATGTACTCTAGAATCGAAAATGATAATCAAAATCCAGACTTTATTACTGGAAATCAAATAGCAAGAATTGGTATTGTAGAAAATCCTCGACAATATGGGTCAACAACACTTTTAAATTCAGAGAAAGCATCTGCTACCGGTGCTTTAAGATTAGTTGGAACTGGTTATAGTACAGCAACATTTGTCGCTGATTCATATTTTACTCAAACAGTATCAACTGGCACTACGGCAGTTGGAAGAGTGGTTAGTTATGATCAAACTACAGGTGTTTTAAAATTCTGGCAAGATAGAAGTCTTGCTGGATTTAACACTGTTGGAACTGCACAAACCACACCAACTTATGGATTTGAACTTAATGAGTTTACATCTAGCCCAGGAACTGGTGGTAGTTTGACAATTATTCCTTCCACAGGACAAGATTTAGCAATTGATTCTAACTTTACGGGTGTATCCACTGTAATAAATAATCGTACATACTATCTTGGTCAAAATTTTGCGAGTGGTGTTGCCAATCCTGAGGTGAAGAAACACTCTGGTAATATTATTTACGTTGACAATAGACCATCAATAACCAGATCATCAGATCAAAAAGAAGACATAAAAGTTATCTTGCAGTTCTAAAGAATTATGCCTCAACAAACGAATCTAAACGTATCGCCATATTTTGACGATTTTGATCCAACTAACGATTATCATAAGGTATTATTCAAACCTGGATATCCTGTTCAGGCAAGAGAACTGACTGGTCTTCAATCGATTCTCCAGAATCAGATTGAAAAATTTGGGCAGCACTTTTTTAAAGAAGGTGCAAAGGTAATCCCAGGAAATATTGGATATAATCAAATATATTATGCAATTCAACTTCAAAACACTTATCAGGGAATTCCAGTTTCTGCATATGTTGAACAATTAGTTGGAACAAAAATTACTGGAGAAAGATCTGGAGTAACTGCATTTGTTGACAGTGTTGTTTTACCAGAAGATTCTGAACGAGGAAATTTAACTCTTTATGTTAATTACCTTGCTTCTAGCACGTCAAATAATTCGACTCAACAATTTTTTGATGCAGAATTATTAACATGTAATGAAACTATCAATTCTGGTCTATTGGGAAATAGCACCATAGCACCAGGTGCTCCCTTTGGATCAACTGTGGAGACTGATGCTGCTGCCACAGGATCATCTTTTCAAATTGAAAGTGGTGTATATTTTATTCGCGGAAATTTTGTAAACGTAAACAAAGAAGTTTTAGTTCTTGATCAATACACTAATACACCCAACTATAGAGTTGGTCTCTTTATCAATGAAGAAATTGTCAATTCTGATTTAGACGAAACTCTTAACGACAATTCTCAAGGTTTTAACAATTATGCTGCGCCTGGTGCAGATAGACTTAGAATTACCACCAGTCTATTTAAAAAACCATTAGATGATTTTAATGACGATAATTTTATTCTTCTTGCAACGATAGTTAACGGAGTATTACAAACCAATACGACCAGAAGAGGTAATCTAGGTGGTGGTCCTGGATATCTTGACATCAGAAATATGATGGCAAGAAGAACTTTTGATGAATCTGGAAATTATTACGTAAAACCATTTGATGTTTCTGTTGTTAATTCGTTAAACAATGGAGTAGGAAACGGTGGTATTTTTAATTCAGGACAATTTACTCCTGGGGGAGAAAGTGCTAGAAATGATTTAGCATTATATAAGGTATCTCCAGGAAAAGCATATGTTAGAGGATTTGAAATTGAGACTTTAAATGTTACTTATGTTGATGTCGAAAAACCAAGATCAACAAGAACTTTAGAAAATCAAAATATAATTTATAACACAGGACCAACTTTAAAAATTAATACAATTCATAGATCTCCAACTGTTGGAGTTGGAAATACTTATACTTTAAGTTTAAGGGATCAATCAGTTGGTTCTGGTGCAGAATCAGCTGCAGGAAAAGAAATAGGTGTTGCTAGAGTTTATGACTTTAGATTGGAATCTGGAACTTATAACACTACAAATGCAGATATTAATCAGTGGGATTTGGCACTATTTGATGTTCAAACTAACACTGATATTACTTTAAATCAATCTCATACTTTAAGTGTTCCTACTTTTGTTAAGGGAGAATCTAGTGGTGCTACTGGTTTCTTGAGATATGCAGTTAACGCAGGAACTGCACTTACTGTATATGAGACTAATGGAACGTTTGTTACTAATGAAAAACTTACCTTTAATGGAATTGAGAATGGAAGAATTGCTATTGCAGTAACTCAACATGATATTTCAAATGTAAAATCTGTTTATGGAAATGCTAATACTTTAGATCTTTCTGACGGAATAGTCGGTGTCAATACTTTTAATGCTAATGTTGTTCAATCTACTAAATTTGTAGTTGGAATTGCAACGATTAGTGCTCTTTCTGGTGGTGTAAGTACTGTACGTAGTCCAAATACGTTATTCCCAGGAACTCTTTTAAGAGAGAATGATATTATTCAATATTCGGATACTTCGACAGGTCTTGCAACTGAAGATCCAATTACAGCCAGAGTTGTAAGTGTTGCTACTGATTCTATCAGTATAGCTGCAGTTACAGCAGTTACTGGTATTTCAAGTAATATTCTTCCATCTTCTACTTTAAGTGTAACTGATTTTACTGTGGTAAACACAGACTTGTCATCTTCTTCAGACAACTCTTTATTCACACCCCTACCAAGAACGGATGTTTCTAATGTAGATATTTCTGAATCTATTTTAACAATTAGAAAAACATTTACAGTTAATATTGCATCAAATCAACTCACTTCATCAGTTCAAGCTGATACAAATGAAACCTTCCTACCATTTGATGATGAAAGATATCTTTTAACTAGATCAGATGGATCCACTGAAGCATTGTCAGCAGATAAGTTTGAGATAGGTGGTGTTGGAAAAACCTTACAAATAAGAGGATTGGGTTCTGCAGATACTGGAGCAACTCTTGTTGCAACTTTAAGAAAAACCAATCCAAAGTCAAAGGTAAAAATTAAAAATACAGTAAACAGTGTTATTGTAGATAAATCAAAACTTGCTGGATCTGGTATAGGAGGAACTACTCTTAATAATGGATTAGTATATGGATCATATCCTTATGGAACTAGAGTAGAAGATGAAATTATTTCCCTAAACGTTCCTGATGTTTTAGAAGTGCATGGAGTTTATGAATCTTCTGATACTAGTGCAGCATCTGCACCCAAGACATCACTATCAAACATAACCAGTAGTTCCACGACGACTTCAGAATTTATAGTTGGAGAAAAAATTACAGGTCAAACTAGTGGTGCAATAGCAATTCTTGCACAAATCATTGATACTGGTAACATTTCATTCATCTATAAAAATTCATCAGTATTTGTAGAGGGTGAAACTTTACTATTTGATGAGTCTGATCTCACTGCACAAGTTTCCACTCTTAGCACACCTAGTTTTAATATTTCATCTAACTATACTTTTAAAACTGGTCAAGAAAATACTTTCTATGATTATGGTAGAATAAAAAGAAAAAATAAAGCAGAGTCACCAGCAAAACAACTTAGAATTTATTTCTCTAATGCATACTTTGATTCTACTGATGATGGTGATGTAATAACAGCAAATTCTTATCAACAATTTGATTATACTAATGATATCGGAAGTGTGGATATTTTTAGAAACTCTGATATTATTGATATCAGACCTAGAGTTTCTAATTACACAGTAAGTGATGGTTCAAGATCACCTTTAGAATTTTTAGGTAGAACCTTTAATTCTTCTGGACAATCTGCAACTAATGTTCTTGCCTCTGATGAAGCAATTACGGCAGATATTACATATTATCAAGGAAGAATTGATAGAGTATTCCTTTCCAAGGAAGGAAAGTTTCAAGTTGTTTATGGAACACCATCAGACGAACCAGTAAGACCAAATCCTGTCGATGATGCCATTGAAATTTGCACTATAAATCTTCCACCTTTCTTACATAGACCAGAGGATGCAAAAATCTCCTTCAGTGAATATAAAAGATATCGAATGCAAGATATCAAAAAACTTGAAGATAGAATTAAAAATTTAGAGTATTATACTACATTGTCTCTTTTAGAAAAAGAAACAGCAAATTTATTTGTTACTGATGCAGAGGGTTTGAATAGGTTTAAAGCAGGATTCTTTGTTGATAATTTCTCAAGTTTTAAAACTCAAGATGCAGTTTTCGGAATTGAAAATTCAATTGATAGGGCATACGGTGAATTAAGACCAAGACACTACACAACTTCAGTTGATTTTATTCATGGTCCAGTGGTTGCCCCTGATCTAACTGATGATGCTAACTTTGCTGATGTTGAAGGTAATAATATTAGAAAACAATCCAATGATATTATTTCATTGGATTACGCTGAAGTTGAATATTTGTCACAAACTTTTGCAACCAGAACTGAGAGTGTAACTCCTTTCTTAATTAGTTTCTGGAATGGAACTATTGAGTTAACACCAGCATCTGATAACTGGGTTGATCAAGCACGATTAGAAGCAAAGGTTATTCAACAAGAAGGCAACTATACAGAAACTTTTGAAGAACTTTCAGCAAATGGAGTCATAGATCCTCAAACTGGATTTGGTCCTATACTTTGGAATTCTTGGGAGACTAATTGGGGTACTATTACTTCGGTAGAATCGCAAAGAACAAGAGTTGAAGGTGGAGGTCCTAACACTATTCATCGTCAAGGACCTGGTAATCGTCAACGCAGAAGGACTGAGAGAAGAACGGTAACGGATACAATCTTTGAAGAAAGAGTCAGAACAAGAACTCAAGAGGGAGTTCAAAATAGAACCGGTGTAAGAACAATTGTTACTGAAGATTTTGAGAATACTTCTCTTGGAGACAGAGTTGTCAGTAGAGATCTTATCGCAAATATGCGTTCTAGAAACGTTGAATTTGTGTCTAAAAAAGTCAAACCGATTACCAGATTGTATGCTTTCTTTGATGGAGTCGATGTTACCAAGTATTGTGTACCAAAACTCTTAGAAATTTCAATGACCTCTGGAACTTTCCAAGTTGGCGAGACTGTTGAGGGTGTTATGCAGAGAACTGGACTTTCTGAAGATTTGTCCGATAGTTCGCCAAGAATTACGTTCAGAGTTGCTCAATCAAACCATAGGGAGGGTCCATATAACTCTCCATCTAAAACATATTCACAAAATCCATATACGGTTAGACCATTACCTCAATCATATTCTTCAACATCAGATGTATTGAACGTTGATACTGCATCATTATCAGCAGAAGCAAGAGGTGATTTCCATGGTTTTGTTGCATCTGGTATGATTCTTACAGGAAAGTCAAGTGGAGCACAAGCAACACTTAACAATGTAAGACTTGTCTCAGATCTTTCTGCTACTTTGATCGGAAGTTTCTACATTCCTAATCCAAATAATGTAGACTTTCCTAAATTTGAAACGGGAACTAAAGTCTTTACTTTGGTTAATGATCCAGACAACAATCAAGATCTTGCCACTACTATCGCAGAGGAAACATTTACATCTGCCGGAACTTTAGAAACACTTCAAGAAAATATCATTTCTGTTAGAAATGCTAGGATTGAACTGAAGAATGAGTTTGAAAGTAGAAACACAAGTAGAGATCTCGGAACAGAAGTTATTGATAGTATAACCATTGGATCTCAAACTAGAACTCAAACTATCATCACATGGTATGATCCACTTGCACAATCATTCTTAATTAAGGATGATACTGGTATCTTTATGACTAGTTGTGATGTATTCTTTAGATCCAAAGACGATATGGATATTCCAGTCGTTTTCCAACTTAGAACAATGGATGGTGGATTCCCAACTCCAAGAATTTTACCGTTCTCTGAAATAGTTTTGGATCCTGCTGACGTTCAGACCTCTTCTGATGGATCAGTTGCCACAAATATTCGATTTAAAGCACCAGTATACTTAGAAGGTGGAAAAGAATATGCTATCTGCTTAGCATCAAACTCTACAAAATATAGTGTTTATATTTCTAGAGTCGGTGAAAATGATCTTCTAACAGATACCTTCATTTCTAACCAACCAAATATTCAGCAAGTTGGATCTTTATTTAAATCACAAAATGCTTCAACGTGGGAACCAAGTCAGTGGGAAGATTTGAAATTTACTCTCTACAGAGCAGATTTTGTTGAAAATGGTAGTGTTGAATTCTATAGCCCAGAATTAACTGAGGGAAATAGACAAATCCCAACATTATCTCCAAATCCAATTAACGTCAGTTCTAGACAGATCAGAGTTGGTTTGGGAACCACAGTTGCTGATGCTTATGAAATTGGAAATACCTTCTTCCAAGAGGGAACAAATGCCACTGGTGACCTTGTAGGCACCGCAGGGACCGCAAGTGGATCTCTTACAATCACAAACGCAGGTATTGGATATACTCCTTTAGATGGAAGTCAAACTTTTAATGGTGTAAATCTTATACCTCTTAGTGGAAATGGAAGAGGTGCAACTGCAATTATTGGAGTTAATAATGGATCTATTAACTCAGCAACTATTACAGATGGTGGGTCTGGATATCAAGTCGGAGACGTGCTTGGTATTTCAACAATTGGTATAGCAAGTCTTGGACAAAATGCAAGACTGACAGTTACAGGTATCGGAAGAACCAGTGAACTTATCCTCAATAATGTTCAAGGTGAATTTGTTGTGGGTTCAGCAAAAACCATGTTCTTTATTAATAGTTCTGGTATTACCACAGAATTAAATTCTTCAGGTGCTACTGGACTTGGAACTGGTGGAGATGTTCAAATATCTGCAATCAATATCGATACTGATGGACTTCATATTAATGTTAACCATCAAAATCATGGAATGTATTTTGCAAATAATTCCGTTAAAATTTCTGGTGTTTCTCCAGATGTAAAACCAACTACACTTTCTGCTGGATATCCTGCAGATTCCACTGATGGAATTTCTCTAACATCAGGTACAAACTTTAGTACTTTTGAAAAAGTTGGTGTTGGAACAACGAATACTGGATATCTTTTAATCGGTGATGAAATTATTGAATACACTAATGTTAGTGGCAATACCATCGGTGGTGATATTGTTAGAGGATCTAATCCTAAATCATATCCTGCAGGGACTCCAGTCTATAAGTATGAATTCAGTGGAGTCAACCTAGAGAGAATTAATAGAACACATTCTCTTTCAGATGTAACTGAGGCAGATCCATTTACATTCGATTCATATAAAATTAAATTGGATATGAGTTCTACGACAGGAACTGATAGGAGCACTGATGAAGGATTTGCTAAACTTTATCTTGATAACACAAAATCTTCGGGTGGTTATCATGTAAAAGCAAGTCAAAATATACCATTTGAACTTATTACCCCAAATGTTCAAAATCTCACTGTTCCAGGAACTGTGATAACTGCTGATTTGAGAACTATTACATCTAAGAGTTTTAGTGGATCTGAAGCACCATATGCTGATGCTGGGTTCAATGACATCACGATTAATCAAAAAAATTATTTTGAAACCCCAAGAATGGTTGCATCCAAAGTAAATGAAGATGAGCAACTAGGTACAATTCCTGGATCTAAGTCTATGAATATGAGACTTTTCCTCAACACTACTGACAGTAGAATCAGTCCAATTCTTGATGGTCAAAGAGTTAGTGCTGTTATGACAAGTAACAGGGTGAATGATGTAATTGAAAATTATGCGACAGATCCTAGGGTCGATTCTCCACTAGAAGATCCAACAGCATGTACATACGTATCAAAAGAAATTTTGTTGGAAAATCCTGCATCTTCTATTAAAATTATTCTCTCAGCACATTTACATGAAGATTCGGATGTAAGAGCATTCTACTCAGTTAATGGAGAAGAAGGTTTAGATCCAATCTTCACTCCATTCCCAGGATTCTCTAACTTAAACGTAAGGGGTGAAATAATTAATGCTGAAAATAATGATGGTCGTTCTGATAGTTTTGTAGTCAAATCGAACACATATACATTTGATGCATATCAAACTGATTATAAAGAATATATTTTCACGATTGATGATTTACCATCATTTAGAAATTACAGAATTAAATTAAACTTAATTTCTAAAACTCAGTGCTATGTTCCTAAGATTAGAGATTTAAGAGTGATTGCATTAGCATAATATGGAATTTTACGAATTAAAAGGAAATAAGGATCTTGCAAGAGATCCTATTACCAATTCAGTGGTTAATGTAAATAGTCTTGACTATCAACAATATGTTACGACTAGAAAAATCAAATCTGAAAAGAATCAAAAACAACAGACAATTGAGCAAGAACTTGCTAATGTAAAGAGTGACATTAATGAGATTAAATCGTTACTAAAGGAGTTATTACATGGATCCTGACAACATCGAATTAAAAAACTTATCTAAAAGTTTTGCATATCAACAGATTGCAACTGATATAGATAATTGTAATGA